TTTTTTGAAAAATTAAGAATCAGAGTTTGTGATGCCAGAAATTAGAATCAATGAAAATGAAGAAGAAGAAAAAATTAAATATAATAAGAAAAATAAAAAACTAAAAATAGGTGGACATAAAATAGTGATTGCGGATGAACTGAAGAAACAAAAAAATGATGTTCTAGATCAGGTCACTGAAAGATAAACACGCAGACGAGGTTTCCGAAAATGTGAAGAAAAGAAAAACCACGTCGGCTTTGATCCCAACCACGATGGATGGTTATGGTAATTACCGAGTTAGATGAAGAAATACGAACCGGAAATACCACCAGAAAATCCACTCAATCCTAGAGGTTCGGCATTTTTTTATGCTAATTGGAAGTTAGATTTGTAAAATACTAAACTATATGAGAGAGGAAAACCCGACGGGATATATTACATAATAGTGGTTCCTGCTGCTGCAGGAAATTACGTATGTTATGATAATATATTTGTTGTTTAAAATGAATATACGAAATTAACAATTTTCCACCCCAATATAGTATCCAAAACCATTAAACAGATTCACTGGGATAATTATTGTATGGATCGCCGTTAAGACGATACATGTTATTATACAGAATTAGACCGAGTTTAAATTGGGGTCTACATATCAATAGTTAAGATAGTGGTATAGAACAGGTATATTTTTAATATACCTCCCAATCCACTTACCGACCTCAAACATGGTGATTATGAGAAAAATATCAACAGTGCTTTTTCTGACTATATACAGAAAGGTATTACACTTCAGTGTGGTTTATGTGATAAAATAGCAGATACAAACCCTTCCAATCTGATGAATTATGACGGAACTATACATGAATGCAATCTTAATTAATGGGTTATGTTCACTCTTAATAACGAGCTTGCATGGATGTCCAGAACACTAGCTAAGAGGGGAACTAACAGGCCTGGCGATTTCGTAGAGACACTAAATTTTTTATCTATAGCTCATTCCCATAATGAATAATTATACCATAATAGAAGTATTAACAATTAACCTGTTTTGACTGACTTCTTAGATAAAAAACGATTAACAAATACGTATCTCTGTCATTATGTGGAGAGAATCATTTTAAACAACTAAATGTATATAGTGGATAAACTTTAGTTAAAAGATTCCTTAGGTATCACTAATCATATTGTAAAATTTGTTGATATTCTAAACAGATACGTATTTTTATACGTAATAATTTTAATAATTGGC